TGGGCTTGACCTACGGTGCAGCAATGGCGTTTGTGGAATATATGCTGCGCGGCGAAAGTCCGTTACTGTGGGGCGATACGATTAACAGCAATATTGACCGCTACTTTTCGCGATACTTTATGCCGACGTTAAAGCAACTACCTTCGCACTGGTGGTCGTGGAACGGACAAAAGAAAGAATTGAAGGTGCGCGGCACGGTGTGTGATTTCCGCTCGGCAGACCGTCCCGAAAACTGGGAAGGGTTTGGATACAAAAATGTATTTTTGAACGAGGCGGGTATCATTTTGTATGACCCGTATTTGTACGAAAACTCTGTCAAACCGATGTTGCTGGACTTCCCCGATTCACGCTTGATTGCGGCGGGTGTACCGAAAGGCAAAGTAACGAAGCACGGTGAGCATACGTTTTTCAAACTTGCCCAGCAAGCTGCAGCCGATACCGCTCAAGAGCGGTATAGATTGCTTCGATACACGACCTACGACAATCCGTTTTTGGAAAAGGCGGAAATTGACAAGATGCAGGAAGATATGCCGGAAGCGGTGCGCAAGCAGGAAATTTACGGTGAGTTTATTGATGAGGCGGGTACGGCGGTGCGGCGCGACCACATTCGGTATGGTGAAGCACCCGACCCGGCAACACTCAACATCACAATGGGTGTGGATTTGGCAATCAGCGAAAAAACCAAAGCCGATTACACCGCAGCCGTAGTCGTGGGGCGGGATGAGGAAACCGGGCAAGTGTTTATCTTGGATGCAAAGCGCATCCGTGCTGAGTTTCAGGGTATTTTGTCCTTCATCAAAGCAATGGCGGAGGTATGGCAACCGCGTGAAATTGCGATTGAGAATGTACAGTTTCAAGCGGCGGTGATTCAAGAAATGCGTCGCACAAGTGCGCTGCCGATTCGCTCGGTACGTCCCGATAAAGACAAGCGTGTGCGGTTTATGCCGCTCCAAACCCGCTACGAACAAGGCTTGGTGTATCACACGCAGCGTGTTTCGGCGGACTTTGAAAAAGAATTGTTATCGTTCCCTGAAGGAGCGCACGATGACATGATTGATGCAGCCGCCTACGCTTTTGCGCTGCAAAATAAACAACAGGTACGAATCTTTACGTTTGATTGATATGGCTGAACAGGTAGAGTATAACGGAATTCTCCACGATTTTGTGAAGAATAAAGAAAAAGTACAAGCGAAGGAAAACCGCAAACGTTCAAAAGAGCGTGAATATGCCGAACAGCGTTATCTCTATAACGAATTTGTTCGCTTGTGCAGCAATAGTTTTGAGAATAAGTATTGCATGGAGAACGGAGTTTACTTTTGCAGCAACTGTAAAGCAGAGATTCGTGGCATTGATGATTGCGGAATGTTGTTTGAACAATGGGAAAATAAATAAGAATGGGTGTATTTGGTAAAATATCGAACGCTTTGAATGCGCTTCCTTTTGTGTCGAAATCGAATACCGATTTAGAGCGTAAGAGCTTTATGATGACGTTGGAAGCGGGCTGGATTCCGAAAACTTTTTCGGCGTACAACACGGAAGCGGCGGCAAAGGTGGTGCAGTTTAACAGCGTCGTGGCAGCGTGTTTGGGCGTACTGGCGCGGACGTTTTCCGAGCCGCCGATTGTTGTTGCCGACAAACGCACAGGCAAGATACTTGACACGCACCCGCTTTCAGACTTATTCAGAATGCCATTTAACCCGCTTATGTGGGGCGACATTGACGATGAGCCGATGAGTCAGGCGGAGTTGCTGATGTACACGATATACTACATGGCTGCGGGCGGGAATTGTTATTGGCGAAAAATCCGCGCAAACGACGGTCGCGTTGTCGCCTTTCTGCCATACAGCGATGCGCAGATGTCATATCTAACGACAACAAACAAGCGGGTTCAGGGCTATCAATTTGCGAATAATGGAACGCGAGAGGTGTTATTGCCACGTGAGTTGATACACCTGAAATGGCTCAATGTAGATTTTGCAAACCCCGTAAAAGCCTTGTCGCCGCTTGTGTCGGTGGCACGGGAAATCGGTGCTGAAGAAGCAGTACAAGCGTATATCAATAATTTGCTGGCAAACGATGCAATGCCGCGCACGGTCTTTTCTTACCCGGCGGGGGTAGAGTTAAGTCCTGAACAAATAACACGATTAAAAACTGAAGCAAAGGAGAAATTTGGCGGGAAGAACTACGGCAAGCCCGCGTTTTTGGAAGGTGGGGTAACGATTCAACGTCTTTCGCTTGGTTTGAACGAATTGCAGATTGACCAGTTAATGAAAATCCCCGAAACCCGCGTAGCGGCGATGTTGGGAGTGCCGGCGATTATTGCGGGTTTGGGTGTAGGTTTAGATTCGGCAACGTACAGCAATTTCGGGCAAGCAATGAAGGTGTTCACCGATTACACGCTTGTACCGTTGTGGCGCAGCGTAGCGGAGCAGATTCAGGAAGCAATGCGCTCCGAATACTCGGACGGCGAAAACCTTGTCGTCCGCTTCGACACAAGTCGCGTTCTTGCGTTGCAGGAAAAAGAGAATGAAAAACAAGCACGGGTGCTGGCTTTGTACACGGGTGGTGTGGTGAAATTGAACGAAACCCGCACCATGCTTGGATTGCCGGAAGTGCCGGAAGGCAACGGCTTTAAGTTTCAAATCGAAGCACCGCCCGCACCTGTTGTTACGAAGTCTTTGCAAGGCGCACAAATAAAAGGTTTACTTAAGCAAGGGACGCTCTTTAAGGATGACGAAGAAGCAATCCGAACAAAGTATTGGCAGCGTCAGGATGTGCATTTGAAAGCACAGGAAGATTCCTTGCTTACCGCAATTAAGAAAGCGTTTGAAAAAGCAACCAAGGACGTGGAGAAGCGGCTTAAAGCGTGGCAAAAAGACAACCCGAACCTGAGCGTTCCCGCCGATGCGGGCGAAATTCTGGATGTTGATACCATTGCTGCCATTTTGGAAGAACACACAGGCAAATCGGTAAAAGCGTCGGTCATAAAAAGTCTGAAAACGGCGTGTGAGGAAATCGGTGAGAATTGGAATAGCGTCAGGTCAGAGTTTGATGACATTATCGAAAGTGTCGTGAATGAATCAAGTGCAAAGATTACGTCGGTTGCAGATTCGCTTAAGGCGGACGTGCAGGCATTGTTGGAGGCAAATGCGACGGCAAATGCCGAGGAATTTGCGCAACAACTTTCGGCATCTTTCGCGGACTACTCCGGCGCGAGTGCTTGGAAAGCAATACGGATAGCCCGCACAACAGCGACCGTTGCTAACGGCAAGGCGCAAGACGAGACGTTCAAAAAATTTAACTTCATCAAAACATGGCTCACCGAGCGTGATGACGACGTGCGCGAAGACCACCGCGCAATGGACGGGCAGCAAGCAGATGAAAACGGTTACTTCACAGCACCGGACGGCGCGAAAGCACAGCATCCGGGCGGCTTTGGAACAACCAAACAGGATATAAATTGCCGTTGTGTCATTTTCCCTGTGAAGCAGTCAAAATAAGCATCCGATTTTCGTGATACAGCAAAAGAGAACTTTCGCAGCAAAAACGGTGCGGAATAAAAAAGCAAATTTTACGAGACGATTATTGTAATACACCCGTGAACGGAACAGCTAGCATATCAACAGCAAACGACCTCATGCGCGAGGAAAAGCGCAAAATCGTAAACGCATTGTGGCATTGCACCGATGCGGCAACGATAGCGACTATCAAGAAACTGTTAGGTCTCAAATGCTGATAATTGTTTTCCCAACAAATTCGGAGCAAAGAATTATGCTGCCAACGATAACCGTTTCCGTTCCGATGCCGCGCATCAAGAACGACCCATGTTTTGAGGGCGTTCCGACTATGGACAGCGAAGATGCTGCAATGGTGAGGGCTTCTATCAATGCAGAAGAAGCATTCCAACTTGCGGCAAATGATAAGCGACATAAAATCACCTTGTGTATAATTATCGGTATATGCACTGGTCTGTACGGTGTTTGTCCCGTGTTGGCAATGAATCACAATCCATTTGTTTTTGCGGTATTGCTTACTCTTCTGCCTGTTTATGTAGTAGTGAGAAAGGAAGTGAATCGGCATCGCAGCACTGGCAGAACTATCAGACGCACAACACGTGAACAACTGGCAGAATTAGGGCTTTGCCCGCCATTGCCAAGATAACGATAACAACATAGCCACCGCGCAGCCTTGAGGCGCAACGGCGCACAACAATCGGCACCGAAAACTTTTTCAACGCCGTAGCGATTCCCTGAAAACGGGGTCGTTACGGCGTTTTTCATTTTTAGGACAATACTATGAGCAGATTCACCAAACCGAGAGACTTCATGACGAAAGAAGTGGAGTTTAAGGACTTCAAAATGGACAGTGAAGGCGCGGGCGGCTTTACGGGCTATGCGTCGGTGTTCGGAAACTTTGACAGCGCAAAGGAAGCGGTTGTTAAAGGTGCGTTTCAAAATACGCTACAATATTTCATTCAGGACGGTTTTGTCGCGCTGAACCACGATTGGAACGGCAATTCTATCGGCTATGTGGAGAGTGCAAGCGAAGACGAGACGGGTTTGCTGGTGAATGTAAAATTTCACTCTACCGAGGAAGCGCAGAAAGTACGAACCATTATGCAGGAACGCGCGGCGGCGGGCAAGAGTAATCGGATGAGTATTGGTTACAAGGTAATAAAGTCGGAACCAAGCGCACAGGGCAAACTGCTGAAGGAACTTAAACTGTACGAGGTGAGTGTGGTGAATGTTCCTGCAAACGAACTTGCTGTTATCGGTAATGTGAAATCAAGCGGCGAAGCACAACAAGACCCTGAGCCTCAAGATAAGCAACAGAACCCCGATATGGTAGCGGTTTTGGTAAAAGCAATGCTTATGGGCGCAAGCGCGGAAAAAGAGATGCTTATGGCAGGGCTTGAAAATTTATGCTATCGCTTGCAGTGGAAGACTTGGGATATTCTTGGGAACGCACAGCTTCAAAATTCTGACAAAATCAGCCTTATCAGAGCATTGTATCTGGAGTTTGCCGGAATAAGCGCAAACGCGGCTGAAGCATTTTTAGCGGAGCCGGACGCACTGCAAACGGCAAGCGCGAAAGCATTGGAATTCAAGGCAGGGCGCGTGTTGTCAGATGCAAACTTCTCGTTCTTTTCCGGTCTGTCAGAAAAGATGAAAGGTATAAGCGCGGAAATGGAGGACTTCCTCGCTGAAATTGCTGCGAACACCGCAAAAAAACTTGAGGCGGACGCACCAAAAACCGATGACGACACCGCAAAAAAAGCTGCCGAAGCGGAATTGCTGGCAATGGGACTCATGGTGTAAACAATAATAATTCAGCATATTAATTCACGATTCATTTTTCAAAGGACTACCACAATGAATGAACTAAAAAAAATCGGCGAGGAACTGAAAGCGAAACGCGCTCAACTCGTCGAACTGGGACAGAAAGCCAAAGAAGGCGGCTATGAAGCAGGCGCAATGGACGAACTTCGTGCAAAAAGCACAGAAGTTACGGAGTTGCAGGCAAAGTATGATGCGGCGGCAACCGTAGAGGCGACCGTGCGCGACAATGATGCAGCACTCAAAAACATGAACACGCCTGCAACAAACGTGTCGCAAGGCGGCGGCGGCGGACAGATTGATACAAAATCGCTTGGTGAGATGTTCACCGATACCGAAGCATTCAAAGGCTATAAAAAAGGGTCTTCGGGTGCGTTTGCGGTTGAATTGGGCGTAGCATTAAAAACGCTGCTTTCGACCGTGAACGGTTTTGCACCGGATAACCCGCGCACAAACCGCATTGTCGAATCGGTTCAGCAACGTCCTACGCTTGCAAGCCTTATCCCGAGTGTAAACACCAATCTTGACACGATTAAGTATATGGAAGAGGTTGTGTACGACAACCAAACGGCGGCGGTTGCTGAAGGCGCGTCTCTTGCGGAATCAGGCTTCAGAATGCAGGAAGTTTCCAACACGGTAAAAAAAATCGGGACATTTATTCCCGTTACCGAAGAACAGTTGGCAGACGTTCCGCAGGTCGAGGCGATTATCAACAACCGCTTGACCTTGATGTTGCAACAGCGTGAAGAGTTTTACCTGTTGAACGGTACGGGCGCGGGTGCGGAGATTATGGGCTTCTTTAACAAACCCGGTATTCTTACGCAGGCATTGGGCGCAGACACACGCGTTGATGCGGTTCAGAAAGCGATTGAAAAAGTCGAAACAGCAGGCGGGCTTGCGGCGCAAGCGGCAATCCCGACGGCGGTTGTTATGCACCCGACGCGCTGGGGCGAAATTTTGCGGGCAAAAGATACCGACGGACGCTACATCATCGGCGACCCGCAATCGGGGGCGGCAGCAGCACGCCTTTGGGGTGTACCCGTTGTGGTAACAAGTGCCGTTCCCGCGAACACCGCGCTTGTCGGCGATTTCCGTTTGTTCTCGCAAATCTCGCGCAAAATGGGCATGGTCATCGAAGCGGGCTACATCAACGACCAGTTTATTCAAGGTGTGCAAAGCGTAAAAATCACCGAGCGCATTGCGTTGGAGATTTACCGCGCAGTTGCATTCTGCCAAATCACAGGTTTCTAAAGGAGTGCAAACCATGAAACCAACTATTAAGCGCATTGGACAGACGCATGTTGTTTCCGACGTTGCAATTTATGTAAACGCCAA